GCTTGATCTGGATTATGTCGCTGTCCTGCTTTACACATAAGCCAAATATTAAGCCACAAATCTCGTAGAGCCTCTACCCTGCCTGCTTGCACACCACAGTTCCATATCGGTTGATCTTTAATTTGATTCCACACCATTGGGTAACTACCCTGCATGTTATCAGCACCCCACGGTTCGTCTTTGTATCGTAAACTTTCGCAACTAGCAACAATGTCGTAATTGCCTATGTTAGTTTCAAGCCATTTACTTGGATTTGTTTGGAATACCACATCTTTTACATCAGTTGATATTACATATCGATATGTATTAGGTGCTAATTGATTTAGATAATTCCATAGATGATAAAATCGTTGTACAACTATGATTAAATCGTCTGCCCAATAGAAATTACCAGATATCGGATCTTGATTAAATGCCCACACTTTGAAACCTGCATCAACGAGTCGTTGAACAGTTTGGTGATCACTATTGTATACTATTATAGCTTTGTCACCAGTAAACCCACATCGATCGATGCTGTTTGCCCAGTATTTTATCTGATCCCAGTTATAACCGGTGTATGCCCCTATAATGAGGTCTGTTGTTGTTTGATCCATTATAGATCAATTATATCGCGTATTAGCAGCGCATCGCAAGTTATTTTAACCGGTTGCGTATATTGTTTTGCAACCGGTCAAAAATCAATCAACGGTGTCAACTGTTATAATGCAAGTGTCCAAAATCCCGGAAAGTATTCTGGATTAACTAGCGGATCCCAATGATCAGATGACCATACATATATTTTATTAGAATTTGTATTGAGTACATATTGTGTTGAATTTAAATGCTGTGCGGACGCCCAGTATACTGTCCATGCAGTGCCGTTATAAGTGATGATATCGTTGGCAGTACCTCTAGAATAAAAATTCACTGTTGCTAACGTGCTTGATGTTGCGGTGATATTACTATTAAGTGGATTAGCTGGATTGACAATCTGCAATGTTGCGCCATTGACATCTAGTACGGTTGCATTATACGGTATACCAGGTGTTGAACTGGTTAATAACTGACCAGCAGCTATCGAATGATTATAATTACTTAATCGTATTACAGTAGTACCTGCACTCCATGTTGCAAGCTGAGACGTTACTGGCGATAGTGTTGAAATAGACACATCTCCCCATCCTTCGCTATTAGTAGGTATATCATCAGTTAGAAGATAATACTGGCCTATTGCTGCTACAGGTAAGTTTATACCCGGACCACTAACCGTTGGATCTATAATTGCATTAATCGCCGATAATGTAACATTTGGAAAACTTTGTAAATCGGGTGTCCAATGCAATACATTTTGATTAACCGATGAAATCTCTATCCAGCCAATAAGGTCGCTGCTAGTTTGAGTTAAATCGTTGATAGTTTTTAAACGAATTTGACTTGCATTTGCACCATACTGACTATACGGTTTAATATTGCCGTATACTTGCAGTAGCCGCCACCACGCAAGATTGCCGCCGGGATATGTAGTTGCTTGTAACCCTAACGCAGCCAAACTACCTGGTACAATGTCAACAAATACGTTATCACCGCCGGATGTATTGATAAACTGCATGGAAGTTAGATTATATACTGCACAATTAAGTTTAGTACCAATTATACAACTACGTATATCAGATACAGCTCCGTTGACATCTGTATGAGAGATGGTAATTTCATATCCATTCCATAAAAATACCATTCCTAGCGAAAATTGCGGGTATATTGCTGCGGATGTAACAGTTGGTAGCATATCGTTATCAATTGGCGATCCATCACTTGCACATAAACTCAATGCATATGTAGTGGCATTTAACGGCACTACTCGGATAATAGCTTCGCCGGGCGTGGTAACAGTGCGAGCAAGAAATTCATAATCTGTCCATTCCATTGCATTTGGACTTTTAGACCCTTCTACAATGTTTGTTATAATCTCTTCGATGATATACTGACGTTTGACTTTTGCTGGCGGATTTATCCATATTGGTAATTTAAAATTTATAGTTGCAACATCAATCGGATTGTCTGTACCAACGGGTATAGTCCTAGAACTCCAAATGATATTTTCTTGCATTTCGATATAAGTAAGCACGGTCCAGTCTATCGGATTAGTTGATGTTTGTAAATTAATAGTTGGATTATAAAGTACTAATATCTGTTCTAATAGTTGTTCTTTGATATCTTCATTATTAGCCCATATATCAACTTGCATAGTCAAATCATATGGCACCGGCATATATCGGTCAACTGTGTATCTGTTGCCAGGTTGATTAGTATATTGGCCAAGCTGTTCATTATACTCGCGTTCGACTACTTGTGCGGAACTTGAAAAATACGGATCCTGTCTTCTAGTAGGAGCCATACTTAAATTGCTAACAAAGCATGTGATAAATGGCACGGTTAGTACTTTGTTTGCACTATTACCTTGTATAATTGTTGCTGCTACTCTGCTTGGATCGCCATACCGGCACGGAACTTTTAATAGCTCTTCTGTATTGTTTGGGCCGCCACGGCCTGTTTTAACTGAAAACCCACTAAAAGCTCGGATAAACTGTAGCCTATATTGTCGTAATTGTGCAGAAAACCAATATTGCATGCGATATGATACCTTATATAGGCATATTTAGTGCGATTTGATTACCAACAGTTTTAGTTATTCAATGCTTGTAGAGCCCGTTGATATCGAACCATACGTTGATCTAACCCATTAGTGCCGCCATTGATCCGTTTGGTTATAGTAACCATATCTTGGTTATCTGCGTAACTGTTGAGGTCTCTACTATTCCAATACCAACATGCACTTCGTATTGCACCATCTTGGCCGCACAGTAGTTCGGGTGAGTCTACCAAACGATTATCGCCATACAGTGCATTAGAGCATGCGGTATAATTTTCTTTGCCAGTTATTTGGATAAGGCCGCGGCCATGATACCGCCAACCGTCTTGTGTTGCCTCAGACCCATTGCCCATTCTGTTGCCATATACCTTGCTGGCTATTTTTATAGGCTGACGAGCATATGCAAGTGCTAAGTCGTCTGTTGGGAAATATTTTGAAAAAGTGCCGCGCAGACCTTTTGCGCTATAGTTTAAATTTTCGTCAACTTCTGTTAAATCGCCACTTTCGTGTCCCATTTGTGCAAGCCATGCTGCCATTCGAAGCACAGATGTGATTTGATAGTCGGGTAATATATCGCAAATAGGTTGATACCACAACGATATATTAGGATTTGGCATACACACAGCTAATTGGTCAACTGTGAAATTAAAATCAAAACTCATAAAGTTCTCTCCTGTTATAAAATGTCTGGATCAAGTCTTGGCTTGCCAGCTGTGCGTAGGTTTTGTTGTTCTGGCATTTGTACACCATTTTGCAATGTTGTTATAGTTTTGTTGTTTATAAAGCTAACTAAGCCATCAGTTGCCGGCAGCCATTGCTTACGGAAATCAGTTTGTATTCTGTACCAAACACTATTATTAAATTGGAAAAGTTGCGCAGGACACCAATCAGTTCTCAATATGTAATCACCGTTTAACGGTGTTGCAGGCCACGATTCGCCTGTTGCCACGGGTTTACTACCATTTGGCGGTATACCATTACCTGTCCATATTTCATTGTCACCTATAATCTGACTACCAACTACATTGGGATTGGTACCCGGTAATATGTATAGTTGCTGCGTTTGAAAATAGTGAAAAGGTACTTCAGCTTGGGCAGCCGCAGCTATCGCATCTGAAATTTTGTTTTCAGCAGCGCGGGTACTTAGCGCGTCACCTACTGTTGCAGTCCCTCCATTACCGTCTAGTGCGGCAACTGGATCGCCACTTGCATCAAGTAACGGCGCTGACATTATATCTCGAAATTCTGAACTATCTGTTATAGGATTGCATTTTACACGCCATAAATGCGGCCACCACGTTGGACTGTATCCTTCTGCTGGTTTAGTGCCGTCTTCGATGACATAATATCGATTAATAGCTACGTCTAATCCAAGTACTGCATCTTCTCGTTGGTGTAATATTTCTATTACATCGCCACTTATTAATTTTCTACCAAGCATGTCTATCATCTTACTTAGATGAAACGTGATAAAAATAGTATCATTACTGAGAAACAGCCCAAATTGTCTAAGATCAAACTCCATATCGCCTACTTGGTAATGACCGCGTAAACTATAAACATTTGGATCGTATTTTCGATCTCTATTTTCCATATTAAGCACGTCTTGAATTGTTGTACTTGGATCGGGTTCACCTGATATATTAAAATCTAACTGTAAAGTATCGTTAGTGCCGGTTGCTTGTTGATACACGCCTATTGATTTGTGTATATAGAATTCTGTTCCGCCAACGGTATACATTTCGGCAATCACTCTATCAAAGAATTTAAAATCGTTAGTTCTAACAGCCTGACCTCGCCATAAACTTAATGGAGGCATGATGTGATCCTTATAAACATTGTGCAATATTTAGCAGTGCTTAATTTAAAAATATAAGTTATTGTGATACACTAAATATCGTATATAGGATAATGACATTATGGCAACACCGTTAAGACAACAAATAATAGATTCAATTCGTCTTATGATGGGCGGCGGCATGATCGATATCGAACTTGACCCTGAACATTATGAAAATGCAATGACATTGTCATTCGATAGATACAGACAGCGCGCAGGTAATGCGTCAGAAGAATCATATTATTTCTTACATATATTGTATGAGACTAATCAGTACGTGTTACCAGAAGAAATCGTACAAGTACGAGGCATCTTTCGAAGAGGCATGGGTGAAACACAAGGTGGCACATATCTTGATCCATTCTCACTTGCTTATACAAATATGTATCTATTACAAGCAGGCGCCGGCGGCGGATATTCTGCCGGATTACTTACATATGAATTGTTTAATGAATATCTAAAGCAAGCAGGACGTATGTTTGGTGCGTATATAAATTATACCTTTAATCCTGTTACTAAAGTTCTGCAATTAATACGTAAACCCACCGGTGGCGAAACGATGGTGTTATGGTGTCAACGTATACGAGTAGACGACGAATTATTGCAAGATCCATTTATTAGGCCGTGGATTAGATCATATGCTCTAACGTGGTGTAAGACACAACTAGGTGAAGCATACAGCAAATATAACACTATTGTCGGTCCAGGCGGCGGCACTACGCTTAAAGGTGAAGCACTTAAACAAGAAGCGATAGTAGAGCGAGATAAACTAGAACGAGACCTTGATCTGTATATTGACTCGTCGAGTCCTCCACTGATCATTATAGGGTAATCAAACTAGTATACCGCAAAAATTGCCCGTATACCATCATCTGTGATATCTCTGCTGCCTATACCTGCATATCGTCCGTGCGGTTTTGGCGGAGCATCTATAACTTTCCATGTTTCCCACCACTGCATCCATTTATTAGATATCATGTCGTAGAAATACAATTCGCACTCTTTTAAATCTCGTTGCGCATACCAACGGTCGACATACATTGTCGCCGCCCAACAGGTCCCTCCCGAAATCTTTAGAACACTTTTATCGTCGGGCATAAAGTTTGCTACAGCGTATACTCGCTCGCTAAATCGTACTTGAGAATAATTTCGTCGTAGTAAGTCATTAACATGCGGGTTCTGACTAGGCCATTTACGCTTCATGCTTTTAGCAGCGATAGATACGTGAGTATCAGCTTCGTCGAGTTCCGCTCTTGATAACATTGTAGAAAACTGCTTGTCGATTGATGTATGTCCAGCAAATGTGAAATGTATAAGATCGTGGCCAACATTAGTTGCCATTAATCCCCATGCATGATCAGCGCCCTTGGCGCCTCCGCTAAAACAGATGTTCATTTTACTATATTATCGATTATTGAATGTAGCTCGTTGAGTGATGCAATGTTCTGTACTTCTATATAATTGTCTACACCAACCCATTCATACTCGCTTGGGTGAACAATGTCAAGGGATCGAAGTTTTGGTTTATCAGTAAGTGCCAATTCTAACCAACTTGGTTCTAGAGAACGTCTCACCCAAAGTAATGTACCGCCTAATCGTTTTATCATAGCAACTTCGTTTGGAAACCGAACATCAGTTATAACTATCGGCTGTGTTGCATCAGCTATACGTTTTTCCAAACTTAGTATCCATATGTCATCAATGAAGTTATTTCGCATAACTTCAGTTCCCATATATTGTAATACCCATCTAGGCGTAACAGGTTTATTCAGTTTTGTACTCCAATATGCATCCGGACGCTCTCTCCATATTCGACTTTCTTCGGTATCGCCTTCTAATAACGCGCGCGGCCATCCAAAAATTGCCGATACAGAATCTTTTAAATTTTTAGCAAAACTCTCCGATTTAAACCCGTGATGCGATACCAAGTACTCTCCAACTGTACCTTTGCCGCTGCCGATAAACCCAACTATACCGATAATATTATATTTCATATTATAAACATATCTGATAACCATCTGGTGTATCAAGATACAATGGTGCAAATCCTGGTGGTTTTCCGATGATTTTAATAAATACGTTTACGGACAACATTTTCAATACGAGGTAAAACATGTCAGGCTCTTTAGTTTCTCCGGGCGTACAGGTAAGCATTACTGATCAGAGTGCATATGGTTCTTCGGGACCAGGAACTGTACCTTTAATCATTATAGCAACGGCTTCTAACAAATTACAACCAGGTAGCACAACAGCTATTGCGCCCGGTACACTTTCTGCAAATGCGGGCGATCTGTACTTGATAACAAGTCAACGCGATGCGCTTCAAACGTTTGGCAATCCAACCTTTTATAGTGCTGCTGGAACAGTGCAATATAACAACGAACTAAACGAACTAGGATTATTTACACTATACACATATCTTGGTATAGCAACCACAGCATACGTTATACGTGCCAATGTTGATCTTGCACAACTAGTTCCTACTACAACAGCGCCAACTGGCCCAACTGTAAGCGGCACATATTGGTTAGATCTTGTACACAGCACATGGGGTATTTTCCAAAGTAACGGAAATATCAATTCGGCATATTCATGGCAGAATCAAACTCCGTTGGTGATATCAAACGCAGCGAATTTGGAAAATATTGTACAAGGATTCAGTACACATAACGGTCCGATAATTAGCGGTTCCACAATGTGCATAACCGGTAATGGCAATTTGGTTATCAACGGTGTAAGTGTTGCTATGATGGACGGATACAGTATTTCACAAGTAGCAAGTGTGATTAATAGTTCCATCGGACTGCAATTGGTTGGAATCTCGGCGATGGTTTATATCAGACAGGGGAAATATGTAAGTAATGCAAGTAGTTACGGTGATATATTTGATATACGGTTAATTTCTAACAAATATATGCAGACTATAACTTTAGCTGGATCAACACCAAGTGTACTGCAAGATTTAGGGTTCCCATCTTCTGCCGAACCAGTGAATTTCGTTGTACCAACAAGTTCGTACGGCACGAGTGGCAAATATGCAATCAACACGTTGATGGATGCGAATGGCAATTACAGTAATGCTGTATTCCAAATGATAACATTGGCAACTAGTAATACAACAACAAATTGGTGGTTCCAAGTTGGTACAACTGAAACAGAAAATCCAGGATTTTCGTGGCAAGGTGCAGTGCCAACAGTGCTAACAGGTAGTATTGGATTTGGCTCAACAACAACTGCTATAATTGGTGCTGGTGCAGAATGTACTATTCAGATTGGATCAAGTGCAGTTCTAACAGTAACTATACCGTCTCCGTACTCACTATCAAGTTTCGTAACTGCATTGAATGCAGTCA